GCTACGCTGATTGCGCCGTTTGTACCACGGCGAGAGGTGCTCATATGACAGACGGTGAAAAAATAGCAAAAGCAGCCGCAGCATGGTTAGGCACGCCGCACATCAACGGCGCAAAGGTAAAAGGCTGCGGTGTAGACTGCGGCATGCTCCTGATAGGCTGCGTAGAAGACACTGGACTGCTGAAAAAAGACGGTATACAAATCGAACCATACAGCAATGAGTGGCACCTGCATCACAGCGAAGAATGGTTCTTGAGCTATGTGCAGAAATATTGCGACGAAGTAGAGACCATGCAGCCCGGAGATTTTCTGCTGTATCAATTCGGACGGTGCATTTCCCACGGCGCTATCTATGTCGGTAAAGGACGGGTTATTCATGCTTATATAGACCGTGGCGTAGTCATGACAGACCTTTCTGATGTGATGTTTTTTGATGCAAAAGGCAGGAGCCGCTTGCGCGGTATTTACCGATTTAACAAAAAGAAGGTGAGACAATGAGCTTTTTTCGCGGAAAAACAACGACAACACGGGCAAATAAGATAAGTGAATTTACCGTCAATACTGCGGAATACGGCGCTGTTGTACCGGAAATCATCGGCACTGTACGAACTGCGGGAAATGTAATTTACTATGATGATTTCACTGCTCACGAACACCGAGAAACGCACAAAGCTGGAAAAGGCGGCAAGTCTAAGCAAGTCAGCATTACCTACACCTACACGGTAGCGGTCATTTTAGGACTTTGTGAGGGTCCTATTTCTGGGATCGGAAAAGTGTGGATCGGTAAAAATGTACACAACTATCCGGCAGATGACATTCAGCTGACACTGTTCGACGGGAAAGAAAATCAGCAGCCCTGGGCGTACACGCAAGGAAAGCACCCGGACAAAGCTCTTCCGTACCCGGGACTGGCATACATGGCGGGCGTTATTGATTTGGGCGATTCCGGCTCTATGCCATCGTATAACTTTGAAGTCAAAGGCAGACTATTAGAGACTGGAGACGGCGTTGATGTCAATCCGGCAGACTACATCCGATACGTACTTGATAAAATCGGTAAAAAGGACATGCAGATTATCGGGTTGGAAAACTACCGAAAATACTGCAAAGAAGCCGACCTGCTTATTTCATCACCGCCTGATGAAGATGCGAAAGCCGCTCGGGAAGTCGTGAATGAAATCGCAAAATTGACCAATGCGTATGTGTTTTGGAGCAATGACAAGCTAAAAATTGTACCGCTGGCTGATAGACCGGTCGGCAGCTGGGCACCGGATAAAACAGGCATTACAGACCTGACGGCGGATGATTTTTTACCGCAGTCGGGCGGGGCTCTTGTGACGTACAAGCGAAAAGACAGCTCCGCGATCTACAATCAATTCCCTGTTGAGTTTATCAACCGCGCAAACGGCTATGAAAAAGAATCAGTCAGCTACGAATTTACCGAAGACATCAAGAACTACGGTGTAAGAGCTGCCAGCGTAACGAACGCTCACTACATTTACACAAAAGAGCGGGCGGTTAAAATCGCTGAACAATTAGCAAGAAACAACAAATACGAAAGAACGCAGTATACGTTTAAACTTGACTGGAGCCTGTGCCGCTTAGAAGTCGGCGACTTGGTAAGATTGACCGATGAAAATTCAGGGATCTTTGAGCAGGTCGCAGTTATTAATGGCATCACAGAAGGTACCGATGGATGCCTGACCGTAACCGCGATATCAAGAGCGCCGGGAGACTACCCCGCGGCAAAATACAACGTACATGCTAACGATAGGCCTTACATTGACTACAACAAGACAGCACCAGATACCGTGCCGGTTATTTTTCAACCGCCTGCGGATCTTACTGCTGACGGACTGGAGCTGTGGATAGCTGCAAAAGGTAAAGAAGACGGTTGGGGCGGATGTACTGTGTACGTCTCCGACGATAACACGAACTACCGGACGGTCGGGCAAATTGCAGGCTCTGCGCGGTGCGGTAAATTAACACATCCATTGTCACCGATGCCGAATCATCCATCCGGCAATCAAGTATTTGTGACGTGCAATGATCAGTTGCTTAGCGGTACACCGCAAGATGCAGAACGGAAAAACACGCTCTGCTGGATTGACGGCGAATGCATGAGTTACATCAATGCGTCGCTGCAGACAAACGGCGCATGGTTGCTGTCCGGGGTATACCGCGGACAGTGTAATACAACTGTCAGAATGCACGCTAAAGATACAGACTTTGTTCGGCTTGATAATTCGGTATTCAAAGTACCGTTTACGAAAGACGACATCGGCAAGAAGATTTACCTGAAATTCTGCTCGTATAACATTTTCGGCGCGGGCAATCAGGATCTATCCGAAGTTAAAGCTTATGAGTATACATTAGCTCCGTACTACATCCCGCCGGTTACGAATTTAACCGCATATAACCGTTACAGACAGCTCGCGGACGGCGTGTCTCGCTATGATATCGTTGTCAGCTGGACACCGCCGGAACTGCAGAGTTACATGCAAGGCGATATCTGGTATAAGACCAGCAACGCACAGGCAAAAGATATCGTTATCAAAGAAGGTACGAAAGGCTCTGAACTCGGATTCGACGGTGAATGGACGTTTGGTGGCAGCGGTAAAGACCAGGTCGTCATTCCGCAGGCAATCGTCGGCGATACCTACCTGATCGCAGTTTGCACGAAAGACGAATGGGGCGAATCAACAAGTCCGGACACATCTCCACAGCTGAAGATCCTCGTTGCGCTTAAGACGGAAATCCCGAACACGCCCGACGGCTTCGGAATAGACTTTGGAACAGCATGTATCGCCAGCTGGAAAGAAGTCACAAATACTGACGTCGCTTTCTATGAAGTCCGAACTGATCAATCGCCAGGCGCTGAAACATCGGGATTGTTAGTCAGAACGAATAACCTATCTGCAATACTACCACTGACAGAACGGAGCGGAACGTTGTATCTGTACGCAAAATCAGCAATCGGCAAATATTCCGCGCCGGCTATCTTGCAGTATAGCAAGCAGCCGCCGAAGAAGCCTAATCCGCCTGTGCTTACGAGTACTATCGGCGGTTTCGGACTGACAGCTGAAGCGATTCCGAAAGACTGTGCCGGGATGAACATTTATATTAGCGGCACTGACGGGCAGAAGACAATCAAGACTGAAAACAACAGCTACAGTCACACTTGCGGCGCCGGTATCTATGACGTATCCATCGCTTACTATGACTTGTTCGGAGAGGGCGAGAAATCTGGAGAAAGCCGTGTGGTCGTTAAGATCTCAATCAGTAAAGACATGCTTGAAGATGAGGCGGTAAGTCTGGCTAAAGTAGACGCACTGGTCAAGCAGAAACTTGAAGAAGGTGCTATTGCAAAGCAAGACGTAACGACAATAGTCTCTAATCTCGGAAATCTCATGCTTGCAAAATCGAACTACAGCGCCATCGCTCAAATGACCGACGCTATTAATTTAAGAGTGCAAAAAGGCGACGTGATCAATCAGATTAACTTGTCGCCGACAACTACGACGATAGCTGGCAAGTATCTACACGTAACCGGACAGACCGTTTTTGACAATAACGTTATTGTATCAAGAATGCTTGCGGCAAAAGCGGTTACTGCGGACAAGCTGGCGGTGACAAGTCTATCGGCAATCACGGCAAGAATCGGTAAACTGGAAACGGCGACAAGCGGAGCAAGAACGGTAATACAAGACAATCTGATTCAGGTTTTCGATAGTAACAATATGTTAAGAGTACGGATGGGAGTGTGGTAAGAATGTACTATGCGTTAATTGTAGTTGTGATTATTGGTGTTGTCGTGTATGCGTGCTTGAAGAAGAAACGAGGCAACACAGAAAAGCCGCATGAAGAAGAAAAACCGCACGATGTCGATAATCACACGGGAATTACGGTAACTGTACCGACAAAGAGTAAAGGGTACATAGTTAAAGACGGGATTAAGAAAGAGGTGACAATAAGGTATATGCCGCAGGGGTTACAAGTTTTTGATGAGAACGGGGTATGTGTATTAGATGTTACCGACAGGCTGGTTAAATATCTCGGAGTAGTCCAAATCAATGGAACGAACGGAAGTATTACTAACGACGAATTA